ATTTGTTTGTCTTAGTAGTTGTCAGGCCACTAGGGCTTGTTACGTCTGTTGAGCGCCCCGTAGCTTTCTTCCAAGCCTCGACCCGCTTGTTAACATTCTCGTTAATCAGGTTACGACGACGCTCATGCCAGCGATCAATCCAGCCTACACCTGTTGAGGCCTCTTGGTATGATCCATCTAGGCTGAACTCACCATCACCCATAGTAGATACACGGGCTGTTAGGTAATCCCCAGAACTCTCTACCTCGTTAGAAGCCACGCCCAGCGCCTCGTCTGTCTGTTGCTCTAGGGACGATGTCTGATCGTCTTTAGGCAGCTCAGTAGGTGCATCCTCTGTTGTAGGTTCTAGTGGGTTGTAGGACTCACCACTCGGTGGGGTTACACGTACTCTATTGTCTTTAATTCCAGCCTGTAGGTCGGATACAATCTGGTTCGCAGACATGCCACCGCTTAGGCCTTGGTAAATGTACGCCTCTACGCCCGGTAGATTAGGGAACATCTTAGCTAATGAGGCCGCTTTATTTGCATAACCTGATGTCTTTTTAGCCTTGTCAGCCTTCGCCTTTTCACGTTCCTGAATATCTTCAATAGCCAGCTTAAACAGATCATCTTCTTGCTTACGTCGTGCAGCAACTGCGTCTTGATATGCAGGTACAAATCCCTGTGCAAAGCCTTGGGCAAATCCTACCAGTTCATCGCTAGGGCCGCCTTCATAATACTTACGAAAATCACCGAATGAATATTCACCGTAGCTCATCTTCTGGTCCTTCTTCTGCGTTCATGCCAAGCATTTCAGCTTGTGTTTGTTCGTCTGCAGTATCACCCATCAAATCTGCTTCAGGTGCCATCAGCCCCATGTCCTCTTCAGGCTCGGTAGCTTCGTCGGTAGGCTCCATCTCTTCTTCTGCGTCTGCACTCTCAACCTCAACCAAGCCATCTCGCTCTAGTAGTTGAGCTAAGTGCTGCACGTCGCTGGATGTAGGTACTTCTGCGGTATCCTCAAAGCCCATCTCGTAGTCGATACCTAGCTGTACGCACATAAGCTCGATAGCTTTTGCAGTAGGGCCAGCTAATAGGATGCCAAAATCAATCGTTATTAGTCCGTCCATTATAGAACGGCTTATAAACAGATCAGTCATCGTAGTGATGCTGACCCCGCTAGATATCAGTGTATCTAGGCCTTCTTGCGTGTGGCGCTGCTTAAACGTCTTATCGACGTACCGCATAAAGTCATCTGGGTTGTCGTACTCTGGCGGTCTGCGCCACGGCTGATTACGTGTATCAGCTAGGAAGTTTTCGCCCGGGATAGGAGCATCGAAGGTTTCTCTATTCACCAGCATCTTCGAAGTCCTCTTCCATTAATTCATCATCGGTGCGTTCCCCCGCTTCTTCGCCATTCATTTCCGCTTCTATGTCTGCTTCTAGCTTGGCAAAGTATTGCGGCGTGTATTTCATGTCGGGGAATTGTTCCATGAACTGTTCAGGGATATTACCTGTGTAGTATTCCCGAATGGCTACTCGGATAGCTTCTTCTAAGTTCATTGCAACCTCGCATAGTTAACCATCATGTATCCATTAGGATGCGTATATACGGCCTGTGGGAATTTCTCTTTTGCCTCATGGGCCATAACGCCCACATTATCATGCTCTGTAGCGCCTATTTCGTGTGCTATCGTATTCCAATCCCATTTATATAAAGGTAGGCCAGATTTGTGTGTTCCGATGCGACGTACGTTGGTCTTGAGTTCTGCGTCTGAGAAGAATGGTAAGGCCGCCAAGAAAGAAGTACCCGCTCCTGCAGACGCACCAGCCACAGCCGGTCCACCAAAGAAGCCCCCAGCGCCAAACATGTTACCAAGAACAGCACCACCAATCTGACCGATGGCACCAAATAGTCCCGCCTTCTTCTTGGCCTTGGCTTGCATTGCTGCAATCTGTGCTTCCATCTTCATCTGGAACATCTTCAGGTCACGGTCTTTTGCATTTTCCGAAGATTGAGCCAAGAAATTGAACTGCATATCAGCACGGTTCCACAGTCGGTTGTGCGCCTCGGACGTAAATCCAAGTATAGCCTTGGCATCAAACTGTGCTGCTTGGAATGCCATCTCTGTGTTAGCCGTTGTAATAGCACGTCTGTAGTTTAGGTTATCCTGATCGATCTGGAACTGGTGTGTCTTCTCGAACTCAAACATACGCTGTTCTAGCTGTGCGTTAGCCCGTTCTGCAGCATTGATCTCGCCGATGTTAGTGCGTGTCATCGCATCTTTCATCTCAGCAATGCGTAGGCCTACGTTTGTGTTCAGCGTTTCATACCACTGTTCACGGTCTAGCTCGTTCGTAATGTCGAAGCGTTTAGCTAGGTTCTCTTCTTTAGCATCCTCAAACAGTGCCAGATAGCGATTGCTTGCATCTAGGATGTTAGCTTGCTGACGATTGCCTAAGTTCTGCAGATCCATACGGACAATGTTTGTGGAGTTCTGTAGTAGGGCTTTTGTTTTAGCGTCGGCGTTAGCGATCTTAAACTGTGATAGAATACGAGCTTTGTTAATGAGCTGTGTATTCTTCGCATTCATATTTTCCGATGCGATAGTATTCTGAATTGTGGCTTCCTTGTCAGCAATACCAACAAGGTTAGACATCATCGCTGTTGCCAGCTTGGCTGTAATCTGTTGTGGGCTTGCACCCTTAATGTTCAATGAGCCTTTGATAGCATTTGCTACGTCAGCCATGAATGGTGGGATCTTATACTCACCAGTATTGGGATCAATGAAGTGTCCCTGTAGGATCTTCAACTGACCTGTAATCGTACGCTTACTATCAATGAAACCAAATTGACCCAAGTCACGAGCAACGATCTTACCTGCAGGTGTACTTGTGTCTAGGATCGTAGATGTATTGTAGGTAACAACCTGATCTAGTTCAGCGTTAGCACCTGCGCTTGTATCAATCTGTGTTTCATCAACATTAACCAGACCGCCTTGGGAGATCTCTCCTTGTGCAGCCTCGGCCTGTGTGCCTGTTTGATTGATAGCATTAGTCACAGACGTAGACTGGTAGCCTGTCTGTGCTGTCGGTGCGTTAGGTAGTAGGTTGTTATTAGCCGCTGTAGTGCCTGTTACAGCTTCTACATTGAACTGATTAGTGGGGCCGTAATTAACCTGATCACCCTGCATGTTAGGGTTATTAGGGTCCATAAATGGAATCTGTTGGCCTACTAAAGCGCCTTGGCTGGCGGCATATGCTGCGGGGTTGTCCAGAATCTCCTGCGCATTGCGTACAACGTCGCTAGTACCAACCCTATTAGGGCTGTAGTTCTGCCCCATAAAGTTCCTACCGCCAGTTAGACCGCTCGGACTTGTAACATCAATCGCCATGTTTATCTCTTTCTTTCTGACAGTCCCTTATGCGATCACGCAGTTTTGCATAATCAGAAACAACCATAGGAATTGCACTCGCTTCGGGTAGCGCCTCGATTTGAGTGGCTAGTTCTTCGTTGAATTCTGGTGTGTATTGCTGCAGTGGCGGACAGTAGATTTCTAGCTTAGTTCTATAAACCGTCTCGGCGCAGCCGCTTAACAAGCCCGTCACGGCTGTTAACAGAAGTATCTTCTTCATGCTCTGCCATCGCTTTGTAAAAGTCTGAGGCCTTTTGTTGGGCCTGTAGTTCGTCGGCAAGCACCTTCTGCTTCTCTATCTTCTTACCATCCTTGCGTCCGAGGACGTACAGTATAGGGAGTAAGACAGCTAGTGCAGCAATGATGTAGGTCTTGATCTTGCCGACGATACCAAACATTATCGTTTGCCTTCTTTGTGGTCCTTAAATCGGGAGTAGGCTACGAGGGCGATACCGCCGATTGCACACAGTAGGAACAATGTCTTCATGCTCTCACTGTATGGTACCAGTGCTTCGATTTGTGGTGTGATCTCCGATAGTGCTGTGGCTGCACCCGCAACACCAGCCCCTGCCATTGTCTTTGATTTAGCCAGTGGCTTAGGATCAGACTGGGCTACCTTCTGTGGCATGATATCACCACCGTCAGAGGCCAGTTTAGCATCCATAGAGAACAGCGCACCTTCTGCAGAACGGCGTCTCGTTAGCCCACGAAGGGGTGTGAGTTTGCCATCCACTCGTGCCTTGTTCCAGCGCATAAGCTGTTCAGGTACTTCGTCGTATGCGCCAGTGTTCAGCTTCTTGAGCAAGGTGCTCGACTTGAAGTTAGCTTCACCGACGTTGAATATAAACGACGTTAGACTGTCGTACTGGTTCTGTGAGAGCGGCACATGGACGTGGCGGTCTATCGCCTTCGCATGGTCATTCAGATCCTCTAATAGGCGCTGTTCACACTCTGCTTCCGTCCATACTGTACCAGAACGAACTCCCCTTGTTGCCCCGTACCCGACGGTCCACTTACCAGCCGGGCATCTATAGGCATGTACCTTCCCATCCTCTTTTACTTTGTGTAGTCCCTCGAATTTCTTTACGAGATCTACACCTGTTTGGCTTACGCTATCAGGATGCATTATTCACCTTCTAAGTACGGGCGTAAGGACTACGGTTCACTGGAGCCGATAGCAGACCAGTGTCTGCGATTGAGCTTGATTGTACCGAGCCTAGAAGCCCCATCATATCTTCGATGTTGTAGCCAACCTGACTAATTCGGTTGCCTTGATCATCGAATTCTGTGACCAGTAAGTTACCGTTCTGGTCTATTCTACGCTGGACTGCATTGCCCATTGCGTTGATATCGTTTTCGATCAACTTGCCTGTACCATCGAATGCGTCGGTCATGTCACGGAAGCCTTGAGCTGTCTGTGCGTCCATGCCTTCGAAGCCAGTGTTAACCATGCTTTCCATCGCACCTAGACCGTTCATAAACTCTTCACGAGCACGGGCCTGATCCGCTGATGTAGCATCAAAGCCTTGAGCGATCTCGTAGGCTGCGTTGTTAACCGAACCCTTAACAGTGACGAAGCCTTCGTCCATACCACCGAGGATAGCCTGTTCTGTGTCACCAAGAGCGCCCCGTGTGGACATACCTTGTGCAGAAATGTCACCAGACAGTGCTTCACCAGTTGTACCAACGGCTTCACGAGTGGCTGTACCGCTTTCACCGATGGCGTTCGCTAGGTTGCCTTCTGTGATACCAAGAGCCTGTCCTAGATCGTTACGAGCACGGTTAGCTAGGGTTACGTTGTTATCGTAATCTGAGCGGAATCCAGAGAAGTCACCCTGTAGATCAGAAACCTGACCAGAGATGCCTGTCTGTCCTTCAGATAGGGTGTTAAAGTACTCCGTGGCGTTCGTGTTACCTTGGTCAACAGCACTCTGGATGTTGCCTTGGTTCTCACGCATATCGCTGCCGATTGTATCCAACGTGTTAGTTGTGCGTGTATCGAAGTCAGAGACAGCGCCCCGTGTTTCAATACCTTCTTCGCCAACCTTCTCCATAATGTCGGTGCGGTTTGTGCTCAGTTTGTTTACTAGGTCAGAGAAGTAGTCTGCAGCCTGATCAGTCAGGTTACCTTCACTGTCTAGGATCTGGTCGTTGATGTCACCAAATGCACGACCAAGGTCGATGTCCTGTTGGTCAATACGATCTGTTAGGTCTGATGTAACACCCGCTGTATCTGCAGTAATCTGACCGCTGATGTCGTCGATGCCTTCGCTTAGGTCTGCATCAACATCATCGAAGCGTCCACCCATGTCAGCAAAGCCACGAGTAACATCGCTGCTTACGTCGTCTACTGTATCGCCTACACCGCCTATTTCACCGCTCAGTGCGCTAAACTGGTCGTCTGCACGATCTTCTGCAGTACCAATACGTGTTAGTGTGCGTGATAGGCTGTCGCTGATGTCGTCTTGGATATCACCCTGATTGTCGAATACGCTATCAAACTTAGGGTTACCGTAATCAGATACCGCTGTTTTAATCTCATCAAGTGATGGGCCAGAACTACCGCCCCCGCCGCCAAAAGCAATTAGGCCCGAGTTACGCATGTGGACATAGCGCATAGGACCATACATTTGCATGATATTCTTCATGTCTTAGATCTCCATGTTATAAACGTGATACAAAGGCTCATAGCTATGTCCTGTATCGTTGATGAGGTGTCTAAGTCGCCGCTCCCAGCCCTTTCGACCCCATATTTGGATTGAACTACACCCGTGCTTCTCAGCAAACTTAACCAAAGTGTCGTGGTGTTTTGTCCATGCTGCCCATCCACCGACTGAACCGCCGCAGGTCTGGATCAACATTGTTTTACGTCGGGTTTGTTCAATAAACCTTGTGACGATTACTGTGGCTACTTCGTCGTTCTGATCGACGGTAAGCCAGATGTGAGCCTTCTCTACCATAGCCAATAAAGCTATATCGAAGGGGGCCATCTCTCCTGCAGAATACTCGTTAGCCGATTCAATGTACGGCTTGAGGATCTGCCATTTTTCCAGAATGTCTTGGGGTTTGAGGAGTGATGACCGATATTCGTTTTCGATCATCTATATTATACCGCATTTAGGGCCACTAAGGCAACATTAGGCGGTATTATAGACACCTAACTAAGTGTTAGCAACCGCTTTATGCTGCTTCTTCGACAGGAGCCTCTAGGCTTTTAGTCAGTAGGTCTACGAAGGCCTGTTTGCCTACGTTAAGCTGATCGAGGTTAAACTGAGTAGTACCGATCTTACGATCCAAATCAGCGATGTGATTTACCATCATCTTTTGCTGATCTGTTAGTTGGTCTTCAGTGTATTCTTTGTCGTTGATGACAATGGTTTTTTTGTTTTCTGCCATTGCTTCAATCTCCTATATTATTCCGCTGCCCAAGGCATACCAGTAGCTTCGGCTGTCTTACGGGCAACCTGTGCGTCTACTTTACCTTGGCGGTTTGCTTCGATACGAGCCTTTGCTTCTTGGGCTGTTTCTTCGC